CTCCCGAGCCGCCTGTGTTGCCACCGTTATCATTTATGTCTTTATAGCTAGTAATTATCTGATCTGGTATATCAAGAAAATCGCCTTGATACGGTCCAGCATTAAACGGTAAGTTACCAGCTGGACCCTGCGTAGCATTTATGTAATCATTGCCACTACCTTCGGCTATTGCTGCGGCACTAAACAAAGGAGCAATGGCCGATAAGCTATTGCCATGAATAATATATTGTTGAATCCAATAAATCAAGCCACCAGATTCAGGTTTTCTATTTAATCCATATACACCCGAAATTAATCCAGATGTAGTATATAATGAAGCTACTTCATTTACTACGGCTAAACTTAACCCTGAATTGTTTGCAAAATTGGAATACTGAACCGGAATTACTGTAGTACCATCAACAACCGTTTGTCCTGAATTGCTATTTGCTGGTCCAGTGCTGCCGCCGCCACCACCGCCACCGCCAGTGGCGTCTAAAGTAATGCTATAGATTCCGCCAGGGACTGTAAATGTATATGTGCCGGGTTCAGTAAATTCTTGTGTTCCGCTCGCAGGGAAAAATAATTTCCAATCGCCATCAACTTTTGTGTAACCGTATCTAACGTTAGCCCATGTTGAATTTTGTTTAACTTTGGGTTGTAATACTTCAACCCATGTTCCGTCGGGTTGGTTAACAAAAATGCCGCGTGGTTCAATTGCCATTGCTTATCCTACTTGGAACCAGAAGTCACCAGGATTACCACCACTTGGGGGTAAGGTGGAAACTGTATAATTAAACGCAGAGCTAGATATAGCATTGGCCACAAACGCTGTAGTTGCAAGTTTTGTAGTTGCATCTCCAAATGCTGGTGTTGGCGCAGTTGGGGTTCCTGTAAGTGCAGGACTTGCAATATTTGCTTTTGTAGCAGTTGCGGTAACAATAGCATTGGCACGAGCTGTTGTTTCTGTTGCTAGTCCAAGTTGAAGACTAGCGATGTTTGCATAGATAATACCAAAGTTGGTATTTACATTGGAAGTTAATGCAGTTACATTGGCATTAATAAGTCCGGCTGTAGTGTTAAGTGCGGCATTAACTACTGCTACACTAGTATCTGTATAATTTTTAGTGCTGATCTGTGCAGGTTGTTGTGGGTCAGCAAATACACTAATTAATCCAGAACTACCATCCACATGCATTGCATTAACATTTCCAAGCGTGGAATTCACGTATGCATCAATGTTTCCTTTGTATGCATGGTTATGAAATACTAAATTATTGTTGCTAGTAAAATGTACATTAGCATATCCCATGACTACGTTGCCGCCCAGGAATACGTCTTTAAATGGTTGTGTCGTAGATCCAATACTGTATGCATTAGCTGATCCAGGAACTAATGCAGATCCAGAATCCGTTGGGCTTAATGTTACTTGTCCATTAATTGTAGTATCACCTGTCAAGGTGGTTGTTCCACCAACAGATAGATTATCGCTTATAACAACATTATTGGCCACATTGATACCGTCAGCAATAACAGCAAATCCATTGTACTGACTGGCCAGGGTAAACGAATCGTGACTAGTAATAGCAATTAGATTGCCGTTTGTGTAGTCGCTTACTACTGTGTGAGTTCCACCATGATTATCAAGCAAGGTTTCAACGATAGCGCCAGACTTGCCTTCACTTGCTGTGTAGGCAGGGCCTACCAATTGCCATGCACTACCTGTCCATGTGCTTAGTTGATAGTTAACTGAGTCCCACCATTGGTCGCCGCTCTTAAGAGTGTATGTAGCCGATGTTGGAGCTGTATTAGCAACATAACGTTCACTAACCGAATCCCAGTTTAATCCATCATATACACGTAATCTTTTTCCAACGGAATCGTACCATAATGTTCCAATCAATGGCGTTAATGCCAATTGGCTCTGCGTAGGCGGAACATTGTCTGCAAAGTTTTCTAGTAGCTTTACAAAGTTTTCGTTTTGTGAGTCACCGTAGCTGCTATAGTTACGGCCGATTAATGTTAGACCGGTTGTGGTATTAGTGGTTCCGTCTTGAATTGTTGCAAAAACGTTACCACTGGTTAAGTTGATAATATAACTCATTGTCTATTATCCTTGTGAGCTTAAATTAGTTAATGTTTGAACTCGCACGGTATAGTCAATTTGAATTAATCTGTTTAGGGATTTTTGTACTGGCATGAATACAACATGAGTTAATAGTAACCCAGTTGAAGTTAAACCGCTTGTGCCATCTACACTACGACCACGTAGACCCAATTCGTCAAACACAAATTCACCGTTTAAATTTTGACTGTTGTCAAAGTTTGCTTGGCCGTTTGGTTCGCCGTAATCTAATAAACAACTAACCAAGATGTCTGTATAAACTGTGCCAGGAATATGCGTAACAGTCATTTTATTATTAACTGGATCTGGGTTAGCAATAGCTGTATCATCAACAATCTTACTATAAGTAGGATTATATAAGTTGGCATTTTGACCCACAGTATTAGTAGGCAAGTAAGTAATAATCCCAGTAGGGTCAACACTTGTACCGCCATTGCCAAAGTCCATTTCATAGATAAAGTTTTGTCCTTTATCTGCAATGGCACTAGCCAAAGCAACACTAAAGTTTTCGTAGTGGATAGCATTAGGTTTGTCAATGAAGACTTCCTTTGATACTGGGTCAAAAATCTTAATATGACCACGTACATAGATTCCAGACTGTTCATCTGGGCGTTTTTGTTTATTTTCCACTGCGTTTTCCTCTAATTTTGTTTGGTTGTTATCAGTATTTATCATGGTGTAGTTCCTGGGGTTGCAACAAATCCTAAACTAGCTAGTAAGAAGGTAGCTTGTGCGGTTGTGCTTGCATCTAATCCAAATCCGTTTGCAGGAACGCCGGTTCCTGGTGTGTACCAACAGTTACCAACAGATATTGCTGTATTTACTAGAACTGTTATTGCACCGCTGGTAGTTATTAATCCTGGGGTTGCTATGTTTGCAGGATTGCCTAACATATACACACCTTTAATGTAGCTGGTTGTTTGTACCCCGTTAACGAATGCCGATGCAGACGTGTTATCAAATAATTCTTCGTCAAATCCAATTCCGTCGTCGTAGAATACAGGTCCATTGACTGCGCCACTTAGAATAATAACCGGAATTACATTAGCAGTTGTAACAGTTTCCAGTACACGCATAGTAGCAGTCACTACATTTGAAGTCATATCTCTTTGTGTAATAATATCACCACAGTTGGCACTCAGTGGCAAGTTTAAAGTTAATCCGTAACTCACTGCGGTAGATGCAGATGTTGAATAAACGACATTTCCTGTTGTAGAAGATGAAATAATCGTTGAGTTTGGAATTAATTGTTGTACACTTGAATCAACAACACGACTCGTTGCTAATTGGATAGCAGGCGAATATGTTGCATCAACCCCGCGTCGAATTTGTGCCAGTGTGTTTATACTTACTTGTTGCACATTTGCTGCAATGTTAGCAAACAACAAACCGTATACATTACCAATTGTAATATAGGTATTTCCACTGTAGCTAATTAACGTATTAGTAGCAATGACAGCATTTGCAGTCCATGGAGTTTGTGTTTCAAGTGCGTAGTTTCTCCAGTATGTAATCTTCTCACCGTTGATAAACACTACACCTGGAGTATTTTGAGCAATACTTGGCAACGGTAATATACTAGCATTAACCACAGAGATTGTACTGTCTGTTAAGTGTAGGTTGCTGGACAATGTTGTTACATTGGCTTTTGCAATTCTATATGATTGTACGTTACCTGTCATATTGTTGAATAGTCTATAATCTAAGCCAGATGTATCATATACAGTTAAATTTAAACTATCAAACATACGGCCCGGAACTAATTCTTCAGGTGCATGGCTGTTAAAAGTGTTTACATATGATCCGCCATCAATGTTAATATCATAAGGATTGACTCCTAATGTATTTCCATAGAAACTTTGGATAACAGAATCGTATATGTTACTAGTAAATGTGTTGCCGTCGACAATCACACCCGGATACTCTAATCCAGACTGTGTTGTTGCCAAATTGATATACCCGTTGTAGGCAACAATACGATCGTTTGCATTGTTAAATGCACCAGCATTAATTGTGGATACATTAGCAACCGGGAAATCAACGTTTGCATCAATCGTGTAAGCATTAGCTAGAACATATAGTATATCATTGTTAACAATAATAGTATTGGCAGTTAATGTTTGTCCTATGTTTGCTGTTGTAATATTACTCCAGAATACAAAGGTATTGGCCGCAGTATAGTTAACACGGTCAAACTTCACCGTGGTTGCAATACTTCTGATCACATTATGTCCAGAATTATTATTATCAAACACATTACGCAATACCGGATATGCAGTTGCACCGGTGCCTGTGCCATTGATTAAAATAGTCGGAGTGGTTGTGTACCCTTTACCAGAATCTGTAATTACAATGCTACCAATGCCGCCTGTGCCATTGAGTGTAGCGTAAGCAGTGGCATTAACCGTTGCGCCGCCACCGGTAATTATTATCTGAGGCGCAAATAAGAAGCCTTCGCCCGGTGTTTCTACAATCACATTAACGACATCGTATGTGTAGTTTTGATACCACTGACTATATACGCTATTAGTTGTACTTAATAAGTTTGCATCACCGGCTTGTTCTCCATTTGGACTACGATATACATTTAAGTTTGCATCCCAGTATGGTGGCAAGTCAAAGTCGGTTGTGTCTCCGGAGAATTGATCATTGCCTTGATAATCCACAACAAATTCACGGATTGTTGTTCTGTATGGTTTAACTTCGTTGATATAATCTAAGTAGTATTGTTGGTTATCTGCTACATACGCAGGTACCTGTTCTAACTGGCGTAGGTATTGAGTTGCACTTAAGAAACTAGTTTTAAATACCCAATCAAGATTCTTTTGTTCTGACAATGCATACTTAACCATAGTAAAAAACAATTGGTTATAGTCTAGTGCTAAATCATCAACAAAAATGTCATGTTCTATTGCTGTTAGTATTTCTCTTAGCTCAAGTGCCGGAGGAATTGTTGCAGTTTCAATTTGAATAGTGCCATTCTGAATTCCTACCAGAGATGATGTTAAATTACTATCAACATAGTAAACAACAAATTGATTGTTACTGGCATTCAGTACTTTAACGTAAGTATTTGCTGTTGGTGTTAGTTTACCGTATTCGAGTAAATTGGCCACCGCGATGTCAGGTGTTACTGTATAATCATATCCAGTCTGGTACCAATCTTGGAATGTCCAATATAAATTAGTCTTAAAACTCTGTACTGTAACCAATGACCATGTTCCTACTGTTACAGAATTGGTTGTAGTCTTTGTAGCTAATTCGTAAATTGCCCACTTGCCCAAATTATTAATATCGCTGTTGACTAAAATTTTATAACCAATTGTTAGCAGGCCTGCATCTACATACGCTAATTCGGCATAGGTATCAACTACTCGGCTATAACTGCCAGAACTTGGATTTGGAATGGCTTGCTCACTGTTTAACCCAGTCATTAACTTGCGTTCAACTACTGGATATGTTGCGAGAATCCCATTTACAAATGTTAGATAATTACTCAGTGCCAGCGACTGGTTAATAAACATACTTTCACGAGGACGAATACCAATGCCGTATGCTTGTGCTGGGGTTAACGCTGGATCGGGTACTGCGTTACCAGCGGCGTCTTGTCCAACTATACTGTCAACGATTTTACTCTTTATAACAGCAGGAATTTGACTGTGCGGATTACCTTCTTGTACCAATTGGTACTCACTGTGTACTACACCAGATTGAACGTTACGTGCGCCAATGTGTAGAACACTATTTTGTCCAGTTAATGCAGAATTAACATTATATAATGCAATGGTATCGTCGCGCAATACTGTTGCGTACGGTATGCCCTGTGCTTGTGGATTTATAATTGCAGCAGTAATGTTGTATACGCTATTTGATTTTCCGGCTGCTGTATTGATTGATGTCTTACCTGCTACCCAGAAATAGTACCCAACTTGTACTGCACCTGTATCGTCAACAAATGCCATGGCACTAAATGCGCTATCATCTGCGGCCAACGGAACGCCGTTGCCAACAGTGGCCACATACTCACTAGGCGGAACAGGACTTTGTACCCATTCATAAACTGCAATCTGACTGCCCGGGAATGTTGTGCCCCATTGGTTTAATCTATAAATCAATTGATCTTGTTCGTAGTTAATATATCTAACTGCATCAACGTCCCACCAAATTTTACCAACTTGATCAGGACCCCAGTGATAGTCTGTATATATTGTTCCAGTTCCTGCATTATATAACGCAGGATCGGAAGTCAATTGGTAATCAATATCCGCACCAATTGCATTTAATAGTTTTCCTTTAGCATGGTCAATATAATCTATAGAAGATAATATAACATTGTTTGACTTATTGTAAATGAATGTTCTACCAATGCTGTTGATATCTACTGTAGGTGCTTGTTGTCTTGTGCGGGACCAGGTACTTGAACCAGCATTGTAAGTATATACTGCCCAGCCTGTTGCGCCAGCATTTGTATCTGTGTTTACCCACTGACGATCATTAGTTAACCAACCGTTGGGCGGAGGGTTATTGCCAATTGATGCGTCATTTGATATTACCATAGATTGCAATGTAAAGATATTACCAGTGCTTGATATACTACCACCCGACGCAATAATGTTTGCGGTGTTTTGTATTGTAATTGTTACACTTGTATTATTTGGAATACTATTAACTTGATATAAACCATCATATACACTACTAAATCCTTGTACTACAAAGAATTCATTTTGGGTTAAACTATGTGTAGTATTAAAGACCAATTGTGCAGTTGATCCTAATGAATAGTTCAAGTTTGCTGTAGTCAATGGTGTTGCGTTAGTTCTATATACGTTCCAACCGCCGCCAAAATCTTTGGCTACCCAAATTTTATTACCATCAACAATACCAGGTAATGCAGTAATAGTTGAAATATCAAAAATTTGATAATCAACATCGGCTAAGTTTACGTAACCAGATGTAGGTAAGTCCGACGAGTATGCAACATTCGCTCTGTTGTTATACAATGAGGTAGAAGTACTGTATATGTTACTAGCATTATACACGTTTGATGTTGTGGTATTTCCAGTTACTGCTAAATTAACAATGATGTTTCCAGTATTGTAATTATTAGTTGCAGTGAGTGACACAGGGTTTGTTAAAAATACACTTTGGTCTAAAACAAATTCTGTGTATTGGTTACTATTAACTGATCCGTATTGCCCAACTTGAAATGCCCATTCTTCGTATACGTTGATGTTGCCTGCAATCGTGTCAAAGGTTGCACTAGTCAATGCTGTGATAGCATCAATTGTACCTTTTTGTTTAATATATCCCTGGTAGAACTTAGTCTGCGTTGGGACGCTAATTCCTAAATTGCTCAAGAACGGGCGTTCGCGGAAGCCAATTAAACCTGCGCTGAATAGTTGGAAATTCTTATCTTGTGGCGGACTGTCTACGTCATAGATATTTTCAAATACTTGTGCATTGTGACCAAAGCTAGGAAGTAAACCTGTTTGAATATCACCAATATTGATTTGTGTCCAGTTGCTTAATGCAAAGTTCTGGCTAGCAACAATATCTATAGGTGCTGTATAAGTTGCATTGTTATAGGTTACCAAGTCGCCTTGCTTGTAATCAGTGCCAGGTTGCCAATTTGCAATTTTTGGATTGCTGTAGATATACCCAGCTGCACTTAATGCGCCGTCCCATCCACCGGTTTTTACTCCGTTTAGTTTTAATCGGAATTGACGTGTGCCTTGCTCGGGAATATAAATAATATCGCCAAAGTCATCAATATTGTCAAATATTAATGTAGTTTCGTATTGAATTAAGTCCAACTCTGCAAATGCAATACCGGTAGTGTCTAGTGTACTAACCTGGAACTGATTGTACAATGGTGCCGTAGGGCTATCGCTTCTAAGAATATTAAAATTAGTACTCTTAATTGGTGCAAAGTTTGTATTTAATAAACGGCTACCGTTGGGAATATTAGTAATTTCATCAATGACAGTCCCAATTGTATTAACTTCTAGCACATCTACTACAGGATTTAATACCAATATTGTGCCAGTGGCCCAACCCTGTTGTGCCCAGGTTAGGAACTCACGTATACTCAATATCCAATCTCGTGTGGTTTGCAACTCTATGTCAAATGTTGTGAACAAGAAACCTTGACTGGACAAATACCGTTGATAACTAATTAAAAAGTCTGCTACCTGTTGTGGCGAAGTAAATGTAGTCCCGTATGGAATAGTTAACGGAGTTTTACTACCTGTCTGATATATCTTAGCTGTTAAATTATTTACAGTAATTGTTTGCGAATTATTATTTGCAACACTTGGTAAAATATTAAAGAATGGGTGTGACGTATCGTATCCAGACACAGAATAACCGTTGTTGGTTTTTGTTACTACTACACCGCTATACGAAATAGTTTTAACAGGAACCGGCTTGCCAAGATAAACAACATAATTTTCCGTAGGAATAATAATACTAGAATTGGTACTGCCGGGACTTGTTTGCTCGGCTGTAATGCTAATCAGATTCTGATCTGTAAATCCAGCAACTTTATATGCTAGTTGTACACTAAAGTTATTAAAGTAACTTTCAATTTTAGCAACAGGATCCATGCCAAGATTCTTAACATAGTCAGCAATCCAGTTTAAGTAACCACATGTTCTTAGTACTGTGCCAGGACTGGTCATAGTATCGCCATTTACGGTCAATAATGTTGGGGCAATCTTTTGATTAGCTAGATTACTGAATTGTCCGGTAACTGGATTTTTATAAAAGCGACTCAAGTCTAACATTGTAGGAAAATACTGCGCCGGACGAGCCAATGCCAGTGCCTGCTGAATAGCAAAAGGATAATCACTACTACGGCGCCATGCTGTTTCTACAGGACCATATTCCCCAACTTGAAAACTATTACTAGCAGATGTTGGATTTTGTTTACCAACAATCCCAATTGCAGTTGGATCTAATAGGTTACCGGCAGAATCAACAGGTATAAACTTGGTTAGTCCCGGACGAGCAAATCTTACGTCGTGGTATGCTAGAGCGTTACTGCCGTTCCATACATATCCAGCTTCTAAGTCAGCCCACAATGTTGTATTACCACTTGTGTAGGGTGCAGGACCATATCGAGTTGCCCACCATGATGGTATTTTTGTCAATCCCAACATGTTCCATGGACTAGTGTGTGGGGTATCTGTGTCGAACCAGTAGTTGTAAATGGCTCTCCAAGACCCCTGTAAGTAACTACCATCTACGCTGTCTGTCCATTGGTCGTAGTTCCAAGTCCACGGATTGTTTTCATTGTAAGATTCGTTTGATGTATAATCAATGTTGTTACTACCAACCCATTCCAAGAAATTCTGCGTGATTAATTGTGTCCACTCGGGCAAACTATAATCGGTTTTACGGAAACGCCCAGGGATCACATCGTAGTGATTTAGAATACCACGTTCAACTGTAGATTTGTTATTGTTGTAGATACGTTTTTCAAGTTCAAATAAGAATTCGTCTCTGAAGTCTCCAAACGCCGGAGTAATACTACCATCGTGTCCTTGAATAGCCGTGACTGGGGTTAGGTAAGTAGTATCTGTAAATATTGCCGGGGGGTAGTCTTGTGCTAATCCCAACTTGATTGGAGTCTCAGGAACATAATTTCCATCAGTGTCCGAGTAATCGCGGATCATTAATTTGTCACCAAATGTTAGCGGTATATTAATTATAACTTCTGGGCTAACAGGATTAAAAGAATAATCATTGCCATCACCAATTAATTGAACGCCATTATGATATACCAAAACTGCGCGATTGCTCAACGCAGTGGTGTCAAAGATGCTGTTAATTTCGTAGTTTGTCTGACGAGCATTTAATACAGTATAGTTAATTGTAGAATAGTTACTACCTTGTGGTACCATATCGCTATAATACCAAGGAAAACTACTGTTCTTAACAGAGTTAATACTTGACATGATTGTGTCAACACCAGAGATTGGATCGTTATAATCTAATCCTTTTAGCGTTTGACACAGGTGTAAAAACTTATTCTTAAAACGCTGATATTCATTTCTTGCCAGTGTTAGGCCATTAACGATATTAACCACTGGATCAGTCATGAAAGTCATTGCATAGATTGCCGGACTACTATGTTGTAGTAGCGTGCCGCCCTGTGCTTTTAAATATCTGTCTTGAGAAGGAATAGTGGCACTAGAACTAAATGTTGTATTTTCAAGTAACTTATTATAGTGTGTGCGAATTTGACCAAGTGTAATCCCAGAGTTCGCTGAACCAACTGCCGGGAATACTTGATTTAATGGATTAAGATCGAGGTTCTGCGGAATCTGATAAAACCCAATTGCACTAACGCTATCACCGAATACTGCAATGTCAATTTTATCACCAACTGCCGGTGTAGACATCAATGCTATAACATTGTAAACACCATAAGGTATTAAATTGTAATCGTTGCCAGGTTCTAGTATTTGATTATTTACATAAACCTTAAGATGCGGAATAGTTGCAGAATCTACAGGCAATGCATCAAGTTGAATAGCTGCATAAGCACCAGCTGGAGTAATTGATCCAATTGGATATGTTGCACTAGTATCTTGTACAATAGATAAAGAGCGACCATCAAAAAACTTAGTTATAAGTTGATATTGTTCAGTTGGCTCAATACCCACCAACCAATTATTCAACTTGATTGTTTCACCATTGGCATTATTTTTAACCAGGTATCCTGTGTTACATGCAATCTTTGATGTGGTGTTTACACCAGACTCGTAAGTAAAGGTATCAGTGTCGTATGAGTTTTCAAATACAATATCGCCAATGTTATTAAAGTTTTGATACTGTAAAGGAAAGCCCAATACAGAATCATTGGTGCCTGTTGCCACAGTTGGATAACTAAAGAATGTTGTTCCACTAAATGTGCTGCTAGGATATACTGTAGTGTCGCTGAAACTGTATCCGTTATTGTCTACTAGATCAAACAGTGGTGCTTGGTTAAACGCTGTTTTTTCTTGACTGCTATGCCAGCTGGTTCCATCAAACCAGAATGTTTTACCAACGTTGGCACCCTGAGAAATTAAAACAGATTGTCCAGCAATAACTGGATCATCCGATGTTTCAATTAATCTTAAGAAATATTGACTATTAATATATTCAATGTCAACTTGCCAAATTTCATTTGCAACGGTGGTATCGTAGTCATTTGCAAAAATAACACGCATACCTTGAGTCAACAATATTCCATCAAGCGTATACGACTGCTGTCCCTCAATGTGAACGAAGGCATCTGTACTATCAAATGTAATTAAATCAACACTATTCTTAGCTTGTGATCCAAAGTTGAATAACTGTAGGTTGGGTTCAAATTCAATGATAGCACGACGGCCGGACATATTAGGCCCGTAGTTGACTGAAGTGTTATTGTATGCGGCTGTGGCATTCAATACATCTTTATGGAACCAACGGTTACTACGGCTCCAGGCATTACGATCCTGGCTAGAGCGATTAATAGTTATATAATCTGTGGTTGTTGCGATTTCTGATGCAAACGATTCAGGTACAATCAATTGATCAACTGGGGCAAGTGCAATACCAGTGCCAACACCATCAACATAATATTGATTGCCTGCATAGGTGCCAGGGACAACTAAGCTATCAAACTGAACTTTAAGTCCATTGGTGAATATCACGCCGTTTGGACTTGTGTAATTGGTTTTACCAAGAATGTCGTTATTAATATCAATTGGTGTTGATACGTTATCTACTAATTTGATTTGTCCTACAAATTCTGGATTACTACTATCTTGATAAAACAAGTAAGCAGCAGGAGCTGTGATCAATGGCACACGTTGATATATGTTATTTTGATTCAACCAGAATTGAGTTGATGCATACGTTTTACCGGATCCAATAAAGATCTTTTGTAATGAAGCTACACCAACGGTTGGACGAATTTGTATTGTATAATCTGATCCTGTGGGTACCAAATTAATTTGCCATACGCCCGGGCGGTTAGCTGTAGGAACAACGCCTGGCATTAGGCCGCCGGCCACTGTCCAGAAACTATCGTCTTGTGCATTGTTAATAAAAATAAATGTTTTATTTTGTAATTGATTAGTAATGCCATCTAGGCCTTCGGGAAAGTTCTTCAGGAAGGTACTTAATAATACGTTTTGTATGTCAGTATAATTAAATGTTACTGCGGCACTAACTGTAGCATTAGTGGGCATACTAACAAAAAAGTCTTGTGCATTTGATTGCGGAACATTAAATTGTATTACGCCAGAGTCTGTGCCGTTGTTACTAACACCATATACTTCTCTGGTATTAATAGTTGCCACGTTGGGATCTACGCCATTAACGCCTTCTTCACTTTGAATCCAGAAGTTAAAGCCAGGTTGGTCAACTATAAATTTATATGTACCCCCACGAGCCAATGTCAATTGCGTATTAGGATGTCCGCCATAGGTACTAAATGTAAAACCACCCACTGCTGTATTTCTTGTAACTGTGTAGTCTGCCAGTAGTGGAGTTGCGCCGGATGTTACTTCAACTGAGTCCGGGCCATTTGGTATCCAGTAGTAATTGTTATAGTTTACAAACTTATCGTAATCAAAATGTCCATCAAAATTATAATAGTCAGATGTAAATAAACGTTGATGATTATCTACTAGTCCGCCATTGTTTGCAATACTTTGTAGTAGGTCAATATATCCACTGTTTAATACCACATTGTTGTTTTTATCTTTAACCACAACACTTGGCTCAAGTTGATAGTTGGCACGCTGAGTACTAAACTCAGGAACATAATTGTCGCCTAGTTTATATGTTGGAGCAAATGTTCGACCAATATATCCACTAACCGGAATGTTAACTGCATCAGTTAATAACTGATCTATAGTTGCGCCAAGGAAGCGTTGGTTGGTTACCGATTTAAAGGTATCTGGTAAAAAATTAAGTGTTGATCTTATTGCCATTAATATGTGCCTACGATAGTGTTGCCAAGATTAAGTTGTGCTGCTGTTACTGCGCTAATAATATCTACGTCATTGACCGTTGCTGCACTTGTAATAATTTCCCAAGGTTCAGCGTTAATCTGGAAGTAGTTACCAAATACCAAGTTGTCGTCTGCTGGCACAATTAACACACTAGCAATAGTAGGAACTAAACTTGTATGTAGGTATGCCGCTAATTCACTAAAATAGAATGTGTCACCAAAGTCCCAGTTTGCAATGTTAAAGTATGCGTTGATCGCAGCAATAACCTGACTCTTAACTTCGTTAGGTGTAATACTAACTGCAGGGTTAATAACAACCTGGAAGCGAGCACGTAAACTAGGATCAGCTTTAGATCCAAAGAGTGGTTTAAATTTAGCAGGATTGTAAATTAAACTATCACTAACTGTTTTAAAATTGTCTAATTTACTATAGGCAATTTCTAAACTACTTGAAGTTGGTGCAACAGGCTCTACTAGAGTACCTGTTAAATCCTGTATCCAATTCATATAGCTTGTTGTGTAGTCTGCTGTTAATACATATAGGTCAATCAAGTTAACCGGTGTAGGATCAACACGATTACGATTTGGGCTATTGTGTTTATACTGGAAATATAGACTGCTACGTGATGTTGCGGTGTTGGCAACTGTAGTATATAAATCAGGATTGTCTGGTGTGCCGGTCATTTGTGTTTGCGGGAACGATACTAAAATTTCATTGCGACTAACATAGCCATCGTTTGCTGTGATGACATCGTATATATCCCAGATAATATCTGTGCCAAGCGGGGTACTATTACCAGGGTGTGAGTTTATCTTTAAGATTTTAATTAAGTCAGCAACAGGAGCACCAATTGTTGAATCATAAACTTTAACAGTTGGATCAAAGTAGAAATTGGTCTCAGATGCACTAGCAAAACTATACTGTAATGTTTTGTATTGAATATTGTATAAGCCGGCATTGTATGTAAACTTCAATAACCAATTGGTACTTGAACCAATTTGACTTGGAGGAATATTGGCCCACACTTGATTTACTTGATCAAAATATAAGCCAAAGTTGACCATTGACTGAATTTGTGTGGCTATAGTTGTAATCACCGATCCAGTTAAATCATTTTTAATTGGAGGAATAATAGAACTTACAATAGATCCGGTTGGTACAACCATGCCAAAGTAGGTTTGTGAATTGCCAACTACGTTAGTAACTGACGAATAGAATGATGTTGCATTTGAATTGGCATTTGTTAGGAACTTTACGCTTGATCCTGTTGTGACATATTTTAAATTGCCACTGGCAACATTGCCCACGTTGATTACGTTACCATTGTAGGTTAAATTACCGTAACTACTTGATGTAGTATTACCTGTTTGCACAAAAGTAACATTACTGTGCGTTGGCGCATAGCGTGGATAATTTGCATAGTAGTAGTTTGTCATTCCGGTAGAACTTAATACAGGAATAACGTCATTATAGATTGCAGAGTAGATATCGTTAGTGGTTAAGAAACTAAATGTTTCTGACCCAGTGATAGCATTGGCATACAATATACCATCGTCGGCAAAAATATTTGTGCTACTAAAACTGCCGGTTGTATCTAGCGTATCAAGATATAGACTTACACCACTACTTGTGCGGTTAACTGCTTTAATTTTTTGTATACTAGTAAAGTTTGTTAATGGAAAGATATTATAATCTTCACCAGTGATCATACGATTCTGTGTATAATAATTTTGCGGTGCGTATGTTTTAATACTTTGTAAACTTTGAGTAGCTGTTGCATTGGTTACAGTATATTGTAAACTAGCCACAACTGTTAGAGTCTGTCCGTTACCATGAGCATCAACATAGGGAATAGCAACTACAACGTTTGATAAATCATCTGGAGTAATAGTGTATGAAAGACCATTGCTTGTGCGGAAGTAAAAATTAAATGCGCCTTGCGGAATGTTGGCAAAAGAGCCGTCACCGAACACTAAACTGACCTGGTCATTGTTTAATGTATTAACTTGGTACAAGTTCTTGTTTGTTGATTGGTTAAAAACAACATTGATACCGGGTAGCGCAGGCACTTGAGTCCATAGTGTTTGCGGAACATTGTTTACGTTTAAGCTATACAACCAGCCATCGGAATTATTAATGTTGTTTGTTGCAACTGTAACAAAGTTGTTTGGAATAGCATTTTGTATTTTAAAGTTGGTGGCCTGCATACTTCCCTGTTTAAAGTACAAGAAGAAGCCAGTGTTATTACTGTTATTACCATTGTTGTCGTTTTGGTAAAGAATGTTAAATTGACCCAAGTTAGTTGGGTCGCGCTCATATATGTAACTTTGACCTAGTGTACTTGCACTAACAGCTTCAAAGTTAACTTTTGTATTCTGAATATTAACACTAAATGGTGCCAGGGGTAATGTATTGCGATTTAAACTAATTGTGTATTCACTAGTTTGTACGCCATTGATAGCCTGTGTGTTACCAGGTTTGCCGATTGCTTGGTTAGTAACCAAGGTAGCATTTAAAATTGTAGTGAACTGCTCTAACCAATTGGTATTGGTTAAATCGTTCCAATAAATGGTAGTATTGGCTAGACTATTGCCGTTACTGTCAGTGATGTTCTCTGTTGTACTGATACTGTTAAATTTAATTAGACCGCTTGCGCTTTGTGTACGGGTCGGATTATAGCTCAACATACGTGCTAATTTTAGAATACTGTCGCGACGTTGCGCTGTATCAATAAAGTTTTCACGTGCGTTTAGATCTGTGCGGAAACTCAAACTTTGACCCAAGAACGCAATCATATCAATCAGTGCCAGGTACTCACTTGATTCTAAGAAGTCATTGAATGTTTCTGGATAATAGGTCTGCAGGTAGTTGATCATTGAGTTACGAAGTGTTTCAAAGTCGTAACTAGTGAAGTCCGCATTAGTAAAGCTCTGATAGACCTTAGTCCAGTCCTGGTTTACTAAAAGATTTGTTTGACGTGTTGTTTGTGCCATATTAATGTTTACCTATATTGTATATTTATCGGCAAAATAATATGGGCAGTTAATTCGTGGTCAAAGTTGATGCATTTTTATTAAAGTTTAGCAGAATAGTGTCTGATTGATTTGACGGGATATACGATAGAGATATTTGAATTTGCAATCCATTGGTTTGCTGTGTAACATTTATACTAGAAACAGTTAATCTAGGATCATAACTAACAATTCGTTTGATATCCGACGTGATAATGTCTTGAGTTGTTTCGTTTAATGGCTCAAACAGCTGATCCCAGATGATTGTGCCAAAATTTGGTTGCATTAGCTTAGATCCTTTACGGATATTAAAGTAATTCATTAAATCTTGTTTGGCCAGTGCATAGTCCGTTAGGCTATAACGTTTTTTGTTAACTAAGGTGCTAAATCCGCGATATACTATTGCCATATTAATATTTACCTACTTAAAACTGTCACAGCATAACGGCCTGCATTAAAGACATTTGTACCGGCGCCAGTATTATTGTAGCGCCATGCCCATGCACCTGTTCCGCTTGTTCGTGATCCAGTGCCAAGTATCCAACATACGTAAAGCATGCCAGCTACTACATCAGCAGTATCATCATGTGTTATTGCTCCCACGTGTGTAGCAGAAACATATAAATCATTTAGATACTGGTATGCTAAATGATCTTGTGCCACAGTGGTTGTTAAGAATCCGTTTAGACTAGTAATATTATAAAAATAGTTTTCGTAAACATTTAATCCTTTGTTTACATACGTTGGGCGCCAGCAATGACGATAGTTTACGCAATCAGTGCCATATGCGGCATTGGATCCAAATGCAATCAGTCCGTATGATTCTAATAGAGCTGGTGTAAATTGATAACGACCAAGTGCGTTGCCTGCGCCAATTAAATTATAATTCCAGTTACTTTGACTGTACCCAATTTGTGCTTGTAAATTTTGTATCTGTGTAGGTGTTAGAATACCAATGGTAGCCCAACTTGGTGCTGCAGAGGTAGTGGCGGCCGCAATACCAAGTAAACTGGTTGGTAGTGCATTAACAATTGGTTGCCCAAGAGAAGCGGCTATTCCTGCATCCATTATCTTTTCCAAGGTTCGTGTGCCGGAGCAATGGTACAAATACTACTGATTGATCCCGACGCTGTCCAGTTTGTGCCATTAAACGAAACATCTGGTAAGCTATTCATAGTTGGCATGGTAGCAGATGGGGGATTGCCTGACCCGCCGCCCAGGTTAATTGATTGGCCGGCTATGGTAGCAGGACCATTGGAGCTCATACTTAGTCCGCCACCGCTTAATAAACTTGCGCCGCCGCCACCAAACAGTTTTATTTGTCCGTTTGTACCTGCAGTCAACGAGCTCAATGCTTGAATATCAATAGTTTGCGGACTACTGATTTTAACACCCTTTGCACCACTAATGTTTACAGTATCATTGCTGTTGATGTTTAATGCTGCATCACTATGTAAATTTAAATCGCCTTTTGTTCTGACATTAAAACCTGTATCTGCAAATATGTTGATTTGTCCGTTGGATCCAAACTCTATCCATTGATTACCACTGGCACTAGCTATGTAAAAAATACCTTCTGTGTCATTCATTAAAATCTGATGACCACCACTTGATCGTAATCTGATTAATCTGTCTACTCCAGAAACATCACCGTCATCCATTACAAAACTATGGCCGCCCTGACGTGCTATAACTGCTTGTTTTGCATTTTCGCCAGGCGCAGCACTAACCTGCGGATTGTTCCCGGTCATTGAACGCCCAGGAGTACTAATACCGTATACATTACTAGGCGATTCACGTAAACTACTAGAACTAATTGCACCGCGTACTAAGTCTTGATCTAATCCCTGTCCAACTAAAATAATATTTTGGTACTCATGTACATAGCGCGGTGTGCTTGTAATTCCATCTGGAGTAAAACTAGATGAATCACCAGTGTATGCTTCTACTACCGGACTAACACTCTTACTGTTAAGTGCAGGAGTTAGTGTGTCTGCTGGATTTGGCGGTAGTGTTTTACTTTTGTCTGAACTGATATTACGAGCTAACCCGGGAACCATATGGTGGCTCATACTATCATAGATACATCCAATCCAATAGCCACGCTTTCTATCCCCTGCAGCAAATACCACTAAAACTTTATTACCAATGTCGGGAGGTACCATCCACATGCCATAACTCTGACCTGTGATAAATTGTGCGTCGGGTGCTGTGTCACTTGAATCTTGCGAGTCTGTGTTATAGGTTGTTCCATAGTATGGACTACAATAGCTTACAGGAATTTGATTGTTTGGGTCTGTTTTTTCTCCACCAAAGTCCGGAATGTACACCATTAACTGGCCCATACGTGTACCAACCACGTGAGAAACTACAACCGCTTCATAGGGGCCAGAGTCTACTGTGGATTCTGTGTTTTTACTATCCGCTTTACTAGCTGGATCTGCGCCCGAGCGTCTAAATTGACCTGTTGCCATTTATTGAATTTTTCCTTTAACCTTCGCCCCATCTAGTGGCGTCGTATGCTGAATCTACTGCGCCAGATGAGTTAAGTGTTGCTTGTCCGTTGTTGCCTGTTGCTGAATTATATAAATCGCTTGCTGCTGTAGCAACTGCGCCTAGTCCAGTATTTACTAGTCCGCCCAATGTTTGCACCGCACTATTGACTAGGCCTTGTGCTAGTTGACTTGTACCAACTGCGCCACGTCCAGTATTTGGAGCTCCGCCGGCAGCAACAAGTGCATCGTTTGATAATCGTATCATACTTAATACTTGTGTAAATGTGCCGCCAGTGAACGTGTTTTTAATTGTTTTTATAATATACTGCCCGCTGAACAAACTAGGTACTGTACCAATTGTTGGTGTCATTAATCCTTTGTTGGTCTGATCTATATCTATATCCACTGGTGTATTAATTGTAACAGATGCAATTAAGTCACCATTGTCCATTTTAATATGTCCATATTGTTGTGCAAAATCTGATTGAGATATTTCTGCCAACCAGTTAGTACTTGTTGTTGGGCTTGGACTATATAGCCAATCGTCCTGTTTAAGTAGCGTAGGATCACCAACAATAGTTAACTCGAGATTCTGCATATCGCCCTGTAATTCACTATATACACTTCTCATCAAGTTCGCTGTTGTTTGTGCAGCCGGATTAGCAATAATGTTCATACCAGTATTATCGCGTTGATCGTTTACAATATTTTTGTATCGCAATGGTGTGAGATTTTGTATTGATCCAAAGTTTGGAATCAAATTTAATGCTCCCATCAGTGCAGAACTTAACGATATTGCGGGCCCACTAGCTAATACAGTATCTAGCCCAGTACTGGCAGTAGGTTGCGTTGCAGCAACAGATGAAGTATACGCATTTACCGCTGTAAAGAATGTTGCGTCAAAGTGAATATTGAGATCTAGGATATCAATGTTGTGTCCAGTGTATATATAGCTGTATGCTTTTGACGTATATGGTCTACTGTCTGTCAATAATGGTGCTGCTGGATGCTTTGCGTCGTATACACTATATTGGTGTATGTTGTAGGTGTATACCTTGGGATATATGTTTCTGATAGAATCAAATACTCCATTGGTTGTTACCCCAGCAGCACTTGTTCCTGCATAGGTAGTCTGAACTACCGTTTTATAAGTGTTTAGTACTTGCGTCATTGACGTTTGTACTTGGTCTGGTGTTGAGCTTTGTAAATCTAATCCAAGCTGTCCTATCAGGTAGTCTGATTGTATTAATACTTTATTAATAATTTCCTGTATTGACGTACCCGATGCAATACTAAAGTTTCCAGTTGACAAGTCAATTGAACTAGCGTTTGGGTTGGCCTGGCTCAGGCTCATTTGTTTGTCATAAACAATTTTACTAGAGGCAATAGACGAGTCTATGTCAAATTTATAACTGTGAGCAGATTCAGCTTTTTTATCAGTTACTTCTTGTTGTAAAAATTTATTCAATTGACTAGTAAATGAATTAGGTAATGTTGCATCAAAAAATTCACCTACTGTTTTTGCGATTACTGTTATATTTTTGGGAATCTTAGCAACTTCGTCTGCGTGTGCTTCGTGTCCTGCGGCAGTAAATGCAAGTGCGTATTCGGCGCCGCGGTTAGATACTTGTATTTTAAATTCTCGAATATTAATCGGAAAACGTTTTCTGTATATGCTGGTTTGGCTTGCAGGTACTTGATTCCCTGCATCGTCGTATCCAACAAAATCTATTTGCAACATATAAGGTTGCTGAAGATAATTTGATTTGCCTGAAGGGTTTAGTACTGTGTCTGCTTTTACTAGCGTGTCTAATAAAGTAACGCCATACGGTTCTGCTATAGTTAATGTACCGTCTGTCATGTTGCTACTTTTACTAGTAGAGTTTAGTCCTACTACAGTATTAAAATCTATTGTTTGAATATTATAGTTTAGGCCCCGTTGCGTTGGCAATCTACGGTCTGGGTATAGTCCACTGTCTTCAGCAATTACATAACTATTTAATAACGGTGTAGTTGTACCTGTACCAGCATCGCCGCTATCAATTAATGCATTGTAATCATTGATGTCTAACCACCATAAACTTGTTGCATAGGTCCAACTAGCATATTGATGCATTGGATTTGGAATCGCAGATCCTGCCACTGGAGCTTTGATAACGCTACCAAGAAGTCCTGCCAATGCTCCACTGAGTGCACCGTTTAATCCGCCGCTTAGGCCACCAGACAATGCCCCGCTTAACGCACCTGCTAATGCGCCGCCAATTGGTCCAGACACCGATCCAGCCAATGCAGTAACTCCGCTGGATAATGCTGAATTTGCTGCACCAGCGATAGGCGCTGTTACACCTGCGGCCACAACACCAGTTAAATCTTGATTAACTTGGTCAGCTGAAAAAATTGGGGTTGGATCTGCCATTGGTTACAATCCTAAGGTTGCTTTTACCACTGACATTGATGGAACATATATAATAGTTGGTGCCACAAAATCAAATAACGGATCTACCAGTGTATTTGGGTTGCGTACTGCAAATAACCACCACAGATTACTATCTTGGTACATATCGTATGCTAACAAATCCGGACGTAGATTGTACGGTGGGTCAATTTGATATAGCGCATCGCTTACGTCCGATGGGAATACAATTCCTTTCCAAATGTCAAGGAACGGTCCCCATACAGGGGTATTACGATAAGGACTAGTTGTTGCGTATGTTGCCATTATAAGAATCCTCCAGGCCCAGCTACTCCGCCATTGCTGGCTTGTTGTGTAGCACCAAATGCACTTCCTGGGTTGCCCGAGCCTGCACTATTAATCAATGCACCTTTGGCAAAATCTTGTAAACTAAATCTCTGGCTCTGTGCCAGGCGACTGTACACAGGTTGAACTGTTAATGTTATTGTGCTGGTTGTTGGTAATCTAGTACTATTCAATACAGGATTGGTTACAAAAGGATTATACGTTACGCCAGGTTCTGGAATATCCATATAATCGCTGTCAGTTGGCATAGCATGATTAAAACTTGTTACCACGCAAGGCACGTTGGGCAAGTAGTATTGACCATATCCGTTTAAGTATACAATCGGTGGCGGATTACCTGCTAGTGGATCTGCACCAAAGAACATTTTTGTCAATGATCTAAAAAAGTAAATTGTTGCCAATAAGTACTGACCTTCATTTACGTTCTGTACTGTAAAGTCGCCTGTGATTGTAATTGGTTGCACTTCTGAGTTATCATAGAAGTACTGGGCATAGTTATTGTGTAGTAATTTTTGTGCAGAATAGTTTGCTACGTGTGTAACTGAGATTGATGGGGTATATGGAAAAATTACACCAACACGGGTTTGTCCTGCTGGGCCAAATAAGCTGTTCATTCCCTGTGCCACTGCGCTGGTTACACCATTATTAGTTTCTGTGCGTAGCGGCGATAGTAAATTATTAGTTGGATCATTGTAGAAGTACTTGCTGTTTGGCGGAAGTGTAATACGCACACGCCAATCATAGTTTGCCTGCGGGTAGTTAACTACCACCTGTGGTCCTACTGTTCTGGAACCGCCGGGATTTGATGTACTATATGCAAACATGTCATTGACATTTTGTCTACTGGCTGTAGGATTGTAACCAACTTGTCCCTCAACTGAATTAAGGACGCTTTGGCCAATCTGAGTTAGTAAACCCTGGCTTTGGTTTACTGCATTATTTAGAGGTTGGTTAGGTAGCACTGGCATACAAGTATTTATCGGCTGTATAATATGCCCATATTATGTTTAGGATACATTTCAAAATTAGGTTGACCTTTGGCAATTAAATATGTTAGTATGTGCTAACTTTAAAGGAATCACCGGATGGCTCGCAATAATTATCTGAATAACAAAGATATTCTCAAAGAAATTCACAAAAGCAAAAACACTTACTGCCACTATACAGACCCATCTGTTGCAGATTATGATATGATTTTGCCAGACGTAAGCAAAATTAATAAAAAGAATATCATGCAAGCACGTAAAGATCGTGCTGTCCGATTGCAAAAATTAGCCCACGAAGCCGCTAGTGCAGATGGTACTAAGCATAAAATGGACGAATTTGAAATTAAATTAAAAGAGATTGCCGATACCGATGTTGTGTTCCGTGTAATGACATGGGACCATATTCCTGTAGACGATGTTAAAAGCCGTAAAGCTGCTGTCAAGGCAATGGAATTAGAAGATGATGGTCCTGCTCGTTCAGAATATGATGACGACGAATTAGATATTGCAGGTAATACCAAATACGTTAAAGTAAATTTTCCACCATTTGAACATTTTCAAGTTACCGAAGATGGTACTCCTGTGCTAGTAGGACGTAGTCACTGGAAAGGTGATTTTGTTGCTGGTGTGTTTAGCCGCGAACACGGTAAAATGACACCAAAACTTGCTCATATGTTTATTAAGCTGTGCGAGCGTTATGCTACACGCTCTAACTGGAGAGGATATACATACAATGATGAGATGCGTAGCCAAGCATTGCTACAACTATCGCAAATTGGACTACAGTTCGACGAGTTTAAGAGCCAGAACCCTTTTGCTTATTATACTGCCGCTATCACTAATAGTTTTACTCGTGTTCTTAACATAGAAAAGCGTAACCAAAACTTACGCGATGATATTTTAGAAATGAATAATTTAACGCCTAGTTACACACGCCAGGGACAAAAGATTAGTTCCACATCGGGTGGCAGCGACGGCGGATACGATGATTGAAGTACCTAGTACTTTTATTACTCTTACCATTATCTGGGTGTAGTAACTTACACTCAGATTTCCCCGAAGCCTGTGTAGTAGGAGTACCTACCAATAAGAACTGTTTTTCCTTAGGTGGCGGCCCAGGCGGTATTAAACTTGGGCCATTTAACATAGTCGATCACCAATTCTAATTGAGCAAAATAAGATTTGAGTTTACTCAATCTTTCCTCTATACTGATTATTATGACAAATCTATTTAAAAAAGCTGCAATCTTTACTGACATACACTTTGGGTTGAAGTCTAATAGTACGCTACACAATGAAGACTGTTTAGCATTTGTAAAATGGGCCACTGCCAAAGCCAAAGAAGAAGGATGCGAAACCTGTTTATTCTTGGGAGATTGGCATAACAATAGAGCAAGTCTTAATATTTTAACCTTAGGCTACAGCCTACGTGCATTAGAGCACCTAAATGAAAACTTTGACAATACTTACTTCATTCCCGGCAATCATGATCTTTATTATCGCGACAAGCGTGACGTACAGTCTGTGGAATGGGCCAAGCACCTCAGCAATATACACATTTGCAACGATTGGACTACTTTCGGGGATGTCACTATTGCTCCGTGGCTGGTTGGAGATGACCACAAGCGACTTAAAAAATTAAAAGGTAAGTACATGTTTGGGCACTTTGAGTTGCCCGGATATTTAATGAATGCCATGGTTGCTATGCCGGACCATGGTGAGATCACCGGAGATGATATGCAAGGGTTTGAGCATGTTTTTTCTGGCCACTTTCACAAACGACAAACCCAGCGCAACGTTACCTATATTGGTAATGCGTTCCCACATAACTATGCCGATGCCGGCGATGATGATAGAGGGTTAACTATTTTAGAATGGGACAAGCCCCCTGTATACCATAGTTGGCCCGATCAACCTATGTATCGTGTGTTCAGCTTAAAGGATGTATTGAATCATACAGAAACTATGCTTAAACCAAATATGCATGTTCGTGTAAACTTAGATGTAGATATTAGCTACGAAGAAGCAACCTTTATTAAAGAAACATTTATTGAAACATACAAGCTGAGAGAGATTACTCTTATTCCAGCCAAGGTAACTGATCTAACCGATTACGAAATAGCTGGTAATATTGAATTCGAGTCAGTCGATCAGATTGTGTATAGTCAGTTAAGCAGTATTGACAGTAACCAGTACAATCCAAATTTATTATTGGATATCTACAGGAATCTATGAGGATTTATACCAACGGATGTTCATTTACTTACGGTGACGAATTACAGTCACCCGATACATCTGCGTGGCCAGTGCTGTTAGGTAATCTATTAGGTGCAACAACTGTCAACGATGGGGTGAGTGGAGGTACAAATTATAGAACTATATACCGCACCATTAAGCAATATCAACATAATTTTGATTTGTACGTTATAGCATGGACCACTAATACCAGATTTACTTTTTATAAGTCAGACAACAATTACGAGATAAACTTTAATCCGGCATTGCAAAACAGCATGTACGGTAATAGCTCATTTTATCATAATTGGGGCGAGACCCTATACAATGTTTGGTACAACGAGCTGTATGCTTTTAAATTATGGCTTCAGCAAATTATACAATTACAATCTTTTATCAAAGCACCATGTCTGATGATCAATACAATGCATAATAATATAGGTAAATGGTTTGCACCTAAGGAGCAGTTTATAGATTCTGTCAGAGAGTTAATCAATTTTAATATCATGACTGACGAACAAATATTTGACGAATACAACGAAATACAGTACTATGTACAACTAATCGACACATCAATGTTTTATAATTGGAATGCGTTTTATATTCAAGATTTATGTAACAAATTTCCGTGTGGACCAAATGGACACATATTAGAAGCTGGTCACACTCACTTGGCAGAATTATTATATAATCACTTATGTTTAAAATAAAAGATTTAACCGTTAAGAACTTTATGAGCGTGGGTAATACTACCCAGGCTGTTAACTTTGACCGGCAAGACTTAACCCTGGTACTAGGTGAAAACTTGGACCTGGGTGGCGACGATTCTGGTGCACGGAATGGCACAGGTAAGACTACTATTATTAATGCCTTAAGTTTTGCACTTTACGGCAATGCTCTTACTAACATTAAGAAAGATAACTTAATCAATAAGACCAATGGTAAAAACATGATGGTTTGTATTGATTTTGAAAAAGACGGAGTTAACTACCGCATTGAACGTGGGCGCAAGCCAAATATAATGAAGTTCTTTGTGGGTGATACAGAAAAAGAAATCACCGATGATGCACAGGGCGATAGTAGAGAAACACAAGCAGAGATAGAACGTATGTTGGGTATGAGCCACGATATGTTCAAGCATATTGTAGCACTAAACACCTACACTGAACCGTTCCTTAGTTTAAGATCAAACGATCAACGTACTATCATTGAACAGTTACTGGGCATTACTTTATTGTCAGAAAAAGCAGATAGTTTAAAAGAGCTAAACAAAAAAACTAAGGATGCTATTACCTCAGAGGAGTTCCGCATTAAGGCCGTAACAGATGCCAACGTTCGTATACAAGAACAGATCGAAGCATTGAAGCGTAGACAAACCCTGTGGAACAACAAGCACGATGAAGAGATTAACAAGACACAAGATGCGATCGAAGAGCTTCAGAAGATCGATATCCAGGCCGAGATTCAGGCACACCAAGCGTTCAAAGCCTGGGATCAGACTCGAAAGGATCTCAATGAATTATCTTCGGCGATTAGCCGTACCAAATTGGACCGTAACCGCGAGGAGAAAACGATTAGCAAGATATCAGCAGAACTTGTTTCGTTGGAAAGTCATACGTGCCATACGTGCGGACAAGAGTTCCATGACGAAAAGCACCAACAGGTCCTGGGATCAAAGCAGAGAGAATTATCAGTGGCACGGGAGAGTGCGGAATCTCATGTTGCCACTTTGGCTGAGTTACAACAAGCTGAGTCTGGGCTGGGCAAACTCGGCACCCGTCCAGTAATGTTCTACGATAAAGAAGCGGATGCTATTCATCATCAAGCCACGGTAGATAATTTAATTAAACAATTAACTGCCAAAGCCGCAGAGTCGGATCCTTATAATGAGCAAATTGCAGAAATGCAAACTACAGCATTAGAAGAAGTTACATATGATGTTATTAACGAGTTATCTAACTTAAAAGATCACCAAGAATTCTTGCTTAAACTGTTAACAAACAAAGATTCGTTTATTCGTAAGCGTATCATTGATCAGAATTTAAGTTATTTAAATGCCAGATTAGGGCAGTACCTGGATCGCATCGGCTTACCACACACAGTTAAGTTTAATAATGATCTGAGTGTAAGCATTACAGAACTGGGACGTGACCTAGACTTTGATAATTTATCCAGAGGCGAGCGCAATAGACTTATCTTATCTCTATCCTGGTCGTTCCGTGATGTATGGGAAAGTTTATATCAACCAATTAACTTATTGTTTATTGACGAGCTAATCGATTCGGGCATGGACAGTAACGGTGTTGAAAATAGTTTAAGTATTCTTAAAAAGATGAGCCGTGAAGCCAACAAGTCAATTTGGTTAGTATCTCACAAAGACGAACTGGCAGGCCGGGTAAACAATACCTTGCATGTTATTAAAGAAAACGGATACACAAGTTATAATACGGACGTAGACATTGTTTAACAGAGATATAAAAGTACTGCACATTGAGCCAACTGATGTTTGTCAGGCGGCCTGTGCCCTTTGCGCTCGTGAGATCGATCCTGCGTTTGATAAAACTATCAAACATCATTTATCTGTTGATCAAATTAAAGAAAAGTTTAGCGAAGACTTTATTCGCGGGCTGGACAAAATGTTTATGTGTGGTAACTACGGTGATCCTGCCGCAGGCAAATACACATTAGAAATTTTTGAATATTTTAGAAGTATCAATCCTGATATTACCTTAGGTATGAATACCAACGGTGGATTACAAAGTATGACCTGGTGGATTAAACTAGCACGATTGCTCAGAAAGCCAAACGATTTTGTTGTGTTCAGTATAGACGGGTTAGAAGATACCAACCACATATACCGCAAAAACGTTAGTTGGGAAGTGCTAGAAGCCAACGTAGCATCATTTATTGCTGCCGGTGGCCCTGCCCACTGGGACATGCTGGTCTACAAACACAATGAACATCAAGTTGATGCTTGCGAAGCACTAGCAAAACGAATGAAGTTCAAATGGTTCCGTGCCAAGGTTAGCAAGCGAGAATATATTAACGGGCTAGAGGAACCAGCCAATTGGCAACGACCAACATACACCCCAGGTAAAATCGATTGTCACGCACTGGCAGAAGCAAGCATTTACATAGATGCACAAGGCAATATTAGTCCTTGTTGCTGGTTAGGCGCAAGGCAACAAGATTTTATCACAGATATTAATCAAGTTGCAATACACTGGGATAACCCAGAATTGGCAGATCCTGTGTGTGTTATCACTTGCACCGCCAAGGCCAATATAACTGTATTTGAAAGTCAATGGCAACGCGAGGTTGAACTATGCTAGCCACGTGGCATTTTCATATTGAAATATCTAGTAAGTGTACTTTACGGTGTACTCGGTGTGCCCGACAAGAAGTCCCAGATAGTTTAGTTAATACTGAGTTAGATTTAGAGTTTTTTAAAAGAAATTTTACATCAGAATTTATTCTTGCTAATGTTGAGAAGATTACGTTCTGCGGCGACGATGGCGATCCTATATATGCACACGATTTAATTGCAGTAATTGAATATATCAAAAGTATTAAACCTGTTGAGATTGTTATTGTTACCAATGGTAGTCATAAGAAAACAGAATGGTGGACAGCACTAGGCAATGTGCTCACAGAAGTAGATACTGTACACTTTAGCGTGGACGGGTATGACAATGCAAGTAACAATTTGTACAGGATAAACAGCGATTTCGTGTCTATTGTCCAAGGTATTGAGGCTCTAAGGGCTACCAGCCGGTGTCGTTTAGTATGGGCCGCTATTGCGTTTAAATTTAACGAAGATCATATAGAATACATGCAGTCTTTAGCAACAAAATTAGGAATGGATGCTTTCCAATTAACTCGTAGTACTAAGTTTGGAAAGATATATCCTAGCTACGGAATTGATGATCCCTTACAACCTAGCGATAGATATGTAAGTAGTTCACACAGGTTTGAAAGAGATGTTGTAGTATTGACCAAGCGCGGACTTAATGCTGAAGTTAAGCAGATCAATTTGGAATTATTTAAGAAGACCCGGCCGCAAGGCGATGTTGTACCTAATGTAGTTCCTTTATGCGAAATTGGTAACAAGGGCTTGTACATAGATGCACAAGGTAGATTGTTTCCTTGTTGTTGGGTAGCTAATCGCTATAGCCACAATACAGAATGGCAGGAAATTGCTGGTCGTTTTAATTTAAACACTAGAACTCTTCAAGATGCTGTAAATGACAAGTTTTGGATTAGAGATTTTAAGCAGTTTGCATGGCAAGAATGCCGTACTAAGTGCACCAGAAATGTAGTAAATCAAGAATATGCAACTTCCTGGTAGAAAGAGATAACTACTATGCATGTCATGGCTTTACGAAACCTCTCTAGTAGAATCTCTTCCCGAAGATTGTGTCGGATTTGTTTATTTGATTACTAATAAACTGTCTGGTAGAAAATATATTGGCAAAAAGCTCGCAAAGTTTAGTAAAACAGCGTATAAAGTAGTTAAGCTGAAGAACGGAACTAAGAAGAAAAAGAAGATTCGTAGCAAGATTGACAGTGACTGGCAAGACTATTATGGTTCTAGCCCGGAACTAACAAAAGATGTAGTTGCATTGGGGGTCGAAAACTTTAGTAGAGAAATACTTTACTATTGTCGATCAAAATCCGAATGTAGTTACATTGAAGCAAGAGAACAATTTGCTCGTAGAGTATTAGAAAGCAACGATTATTATAACGGACACATCCAGGTCCGTGTACATGGCTCACACATTATCAACAAGATTTAATTCAATAGACACAAAGTCTGCTCAGTAGTAACAATCAATATACAGTAGTGACTCGCACAGGTTAATATCATGTGCCTATGACAACCGGATAATAACGGGGACGGAAGTCTTGCCGCTGTAGCAAGCACTTAGCAACTATCCTTAACAGGACGATGATCGGATATGCCTATTAACAACCGGTTTTGCTATTTGAAAAGATTTTAGGAAAGGCTAAAAGAAGGAGTAATACTCCTACGTTATTAAAT